TGCAAATGCTCCTTGGTGTTTTGTTGTTCGTAAGCATTTGTTAACGTTTACACGTGTTTTACAAAACAATAAATTCATTTTTGAGTCCGCTCCAGGCACTAATCCAGTTTCTTCGGAATGGGGTGATATTTATCGATATTTAACCCAATTTGGTGAAGATAGAATTATTGCTGGAGATTATTCCAAATTTGATAAAAATATGAGTTCCCAAGTTATTATGGCTGCTTTTGAAATCATCAAAAATGTGTTAACACATTGTGGATGGTCTAAAGAAGATTTGCAAATTGTAACAGGAATATCATATGACACCGCTTTTCCAGTAATGGATTTCAATGGAGATTTAGTTGAATTCTTTGGATCAAATCCTTCAGGACAACCTTTAACTGTTATTATTAACGGTCTGGTTAACTCATTATATGTTCGCTATGTATGGGCTACTGTTGGAAATGATTTAAACGAATTTAAGAATAATGTTGCTTTAATGACTTATGGTGATGATAATATCATGGGTGTTAATAGAAATATTGATAACTTCGATCACACTGTAATGCAAAAAATTTTAAGTGAAGTTAATGTTAAGTATACTATGGCTGATAAATTAGCTGAGTCCGTACCATTTATTCACATTAAAGATGCTTCATTTCTTAAACGATCTTGGCGATATGAATCAGAATTAGGAGATTACCAATGTCCTATTGAGGAAGATTCTATTGCTAAATCATTAACTAAATGTTTACCATCATCTGAATTATGTCCAGAACAACACGCTATTAGTGTGTTAAATAATGCCGTATTTGAATATTTCAATTATGGTAAAACCATATTCCACCAAAAACGTGAAATGTGTTTGCAAATTGTCAAGGAAGCTGACTTAGAATTATTTTATGTCAATCAACCTTTTCCTACTTGGAATGAACTAGCAGATGCTTTCCGCGGACGTGGATGAAAAATGGCGTAGGAATCACGTCTAATAAACCAAAGAACCAATGTTGTTATAGATACTGTTATGTGCTATAATTTACTCTATCTCACATAAAGAATGGATAACATCATTCTCATCTACATGGGCGATCCCCGAAATATGTTTTTACATAAGAGTTTGTTGATGCTCAAATAGAGTGAAAGTTTGGACTATCTAATGGATTTATGGTAGTTCATCTTAAAATAACCAATCCGCTATTACAACACAAAATGAAACCTGTTTATTGACACAGGTGAAACAAAATCAATTACAAGTACAATCATCGGATGTCTTGGTACCAACTGAAGTATCAAGCGCTGATGTAACAGAGCAAATTGTTGAATTCAATGATGCTGAAG